TTGGAAAAGCTGCCCACTTGGCCCAACAGCCGCATCGACGAACTGCTGCCCCTAGATCCAGCATTTCTTGAAACCGTTAAACATAACAAGCTCTGACAATCAACGCGGTCGGGTTGTGCGCTTACGGTACTTTTGCCCCAGTGATAGCTACGCTAATTCTTGACGGTCTAAAACGCGCTACTCTTCTAATACTTGGACGCTTTTTGTGGGATATTGAGGGAATTACCGATTTATAGCGATATTTTACAATGACTTAAAAACTCCAATAAAGGAACTCCAATAAACGAACTCCATTAAACGAACTCCATTAAACGAACAAAACCGCCCCTAAAACCTTCAAAACGGTTGTGTGTTTTGGGTAATTCATCTATGCTTTTTAAGGCATTAAAAGCTCATCTGGCAAAGGGCGGCGTATGCCATCAATCACCATCACTCCGCGTATTATATCCAGTCCTGCATTGGTCAGCGTAACAACGCATGTTCTCCCAGGCTTGCGATAAACCAACGCATTGGTTACCTGATCTAACCATCCCAATTCAACATAAAGCCGATCACGGCTAATGGCATGGCCTTGCTTATACAAGGCAAGCAATAACTCTTCTTGGTTAATTGTATAGCCTGGCTGCCAATAAAGAATTTGCAAAATACGAAGCCGCAAATCCATCTGATTTAAACGCCGTTGGCTATCGGTTGGCAATAAAAACCCCATGATTTCCCCTTAGTTTAATTGCGGTTATGTGTCCGTAATAAGCGCAGTTTAACCCACTTTTTTTAAAACCTCCCCTAGCAGTTCCTCCATCCTATTCATGCGTTCTTTTTCTTGAGCACTTGAGAGTATTTCCCTTTTTTGATCCTCGTTTAGCGAGTCAAACATACTTATCAATGCCTCATGACGCTTACTTAATAATTCTTGAGGTGCGACTTGCTGGTTTCGCCGCATTGGCTCTTGCCCCGTCAAGAGCCAATCGAGGGATATGCCATGTTCTGTTGCCAAATCTACGCAAAGTGAGTATGGCACTGAGTTTCTCCCTCGCCATGTGCTTATAGTAGTTCTCGGTAAATTCAATAACTTGCATAAGTCACTGTCATTATTCACGCCACAAACAATCTGTAACCTATCTAAAACTTCTTTTGCTGACTTATTCATATTGAGTATTTTTTATTGACTGTTATCAAAATGCGTATTATGCTTATTCACAGTGAGAACATTAAATCATTTTGAGAACATAAGAGCATGACCCGCAACCAAATACAAGCCCGTTTGATCGAGCGCGACAGCAACTTCCGTCGCTTTGCCTTGGCGCGCGGTTACAAGCCCCGCACCGTGCAGCAGGTGGTCGAGCGTTATGCCGACACAGGCAAAACACCGCGAGGCATCCTGACTTACAAAATTTTGCGTGACCTGTCAGCAGCCATAGGCCAGCCCGTTATTGATGGCATGGGCGAACTGATAGATGACCTGAAAGAAGCCGCCATCACCGTAAACACCGATACCACCAATTGAAGGGGAATGCCATGCCATACGAAACACACATTGATTACCTGCCCGCCACCAGAACTGAAGCCGACCAATACCGCCGCCAAGATTTGCGGCGGGTAATTGTCGAGGCATTGCACCAACAGCCTTTTTACATGGCCAATGACCGTTGCTTATTGTTTGCCGTGCAACAACAAGGCCACGTCATCAGCCGTGAACAGCTTTTGGTGGAGCTGGCATGGCTTGACCAAATAGCCCAGGTCGTCCGTGTGGATATACTCAATCGCGGCGACAGGTTGAACGTCGCCAATCTAACCAATGAAGGGGTGATGGTCGCCCAAGGGCTTTTGGTTTTGCCAGGCATTGCGGCTATTGCCCATTAAGGAAGGTGGGGGCAACACAAAAAATCCTAGAAAAATGGATGAAAAAGCATGGTTATTTGGATTAGCGCACAGGAGCTTTCAACAATGCTGGGCATAACAGAACGCGGATCTCGAAAGATTATTGCCTCAGGAAGCTACCGGGCCATGCGCCTCATCGTCCGCCAAGAAAAAATAACGGCCGGAAAAGGCAGGCCGTCAACACTTGTCCTTTGGGACACCACCACCAACCAACCCGCCACACAAGAAGCGGAAGGAGATTGTCATGAAACTGTCAGTGATCCAGCTAACCAGCCTCATCGCCGTGCTTTGGTCGATAGCCGTGCTCATGTGGCTGCGCCCATTGCCCAGGCTGGGCGTGCCGAGCAATCGCCTAGCCCTGTATTGGCGGAAGTGGCAAAAACCAGAGCCAACCCCGCGCCGCAAGCACCAAACCTATTGGTACAAGCGCAAGCAGTACCAGTGCTTTCGCGTAAAGAGCTGGGCATAGGGGGCGGTAGCTATGATCTCAACATGGATAACCAGATACCTCTTTTTTCCGCCCAGCCGGATACCGTTGCCTTGCGAAGCAGTGGGCGTGGAATTACTGGCGGGTCGCCTAGTGCACCTGCACAGCCAAGCACAAACCCCGAAACGCAAGCAAAAACGGTTTTTCAACGCCAAGATTTGGTTGTAACCGCCATGACTGACGAAGACGGCAATACCATTGACGTGGCAACCGGCGAAATCCTCAATGGGCAGCTAGACCCGCTCACGCCAGACGACTTTGAAACCCTGCTACACCGCAAGCTCCTGACTAAAGATAAGGACAAACAGCGCGGCCTGCGCCATTACTACCGCCAGCAATACGCCAAAAACGGCGTGATACCAGCGGCCTTGCTAGACAAGCACAGCAACAGGGATGGGCGCATCGTCGCGGGGCGCAAAAGCACCTTGCCCCCTGACATCGCCGCCCGCTTCATTGACATGGTGGTGGCTTCGGCTGATAAATCCAATTTACAAAGCTACCACACCGCCGCCCACTGCACCGTGGTCAATTTTCACCGCGAGCTGGAGCATGAGTTTAACCAGGCCATCCCCATCAACTGCCTGTACGCGCTCAGCAAAAAGCACGGGCTAAACGCCTATTTTGAACGTGTTGATGATGATGATAAGCCCGAAAAAGCCCCATCGTTTATCGCCAGCGAAGCCGTTGGCGCATCGCTGCTGCTCGATGGCGTGGGTGCGGATTACTTCACCGTCAAAAAAGACGGCAAAGACATCTACCCGTGGTGGATTAACTTTATGGACTACGGCTCGCGCCGGATACAGGCCATCCACGCCTATTATTCCGAGAGCAACGAGGCCAGCGTAGACATCCTTAACCGCTATCTGATCGAGAACCGCCATGCCCGCATTATCGTCAAACTGCGCCCCGACAACGCCAAAGGCTTTTTAAACCTCCAGCGTTGCATCGCCGAAATTAACCGCCGTAAAAAGGCCAGGCCGGACGGCTTTACCATGATCGATGACTTTTCCCGTGTCGGCACACCCGTTGACAAGGCCGCCTTGGAGAGTAGCCATCGCGCCCTGCATAGCTTCGAGCGGCACATCATCAACCGCTTTAAGGACAGAGTGGTAGGGCAAACGCATAAGCAAAAAAAGTTTGGCAACAGCTTCCGCACCATCACCGTCAAACATTTGGATATCACCCTAGAAGAGCTTAACACCAGTGGCGTGGTCCAGCGCTACCAGCAGGAGCATAACCACAAGCCGCACAGAGTGACCGTGAACGGCAAGCAGACGGGTTTCATGTTAAATGCCAATGGCGAGCCGCTGCTCGGCGCCGACGGCAAAAAAGTGAAATGGATACCGGAGCTGATTTGGCAGCAGCATCTGGATAACGCCGACACCTTCACCTTTGATGAAGCCGACTTGGAAGCCAACCGGATTTACGGCTACAGCAAGCAAAAAGGCTCGGTCACCAAGCAGGGTTACCTGCAATACCAAACCGAAAAATACTATGTGGCCGACCGCAGCCTGTACAGCACCCGGGCGAGCACACCTGTTCAGTTCAGCGTCATTGGCGGCGGCAAAATCGCCTTGTTCAATGCCCAACAAGACGGGGTTTATCTGGGCGATGCCGTGGCCTTGCAAGAAACCGTCAAGCCGCAAAAGATCGTCGACCTGCAACAAAAGAAAATCCAAAAAGCCGCCGAGTCATCGCTATACCTCAGTATTGTCGGACAGTTTGCGCCATTGGATATGTCCTTCAATAAGGAAGAAATCGAGCAACTGATCACACAAGGCCTGACCGAAGAACTGACGCAAACGGTGCTGGCCTTGCCCAAGATTTATTGCCAAGACAACAAAATCAAGCAGTACCACTATTTCAAGGCCGAAGCCAAATACCTGCTAGACCAACTGAAAACCCAAAAAACCACCAACGGCATCAGCCGCTAAGCAATAGGAAAATCGTATGGAGTTTATTGCCAACCCGCAGCGCGAAAAGTTTATGGAATGGATAGACAGGCGTGTCCGGCAAAACCGCGACACCCTCATCATCGGTGAATACGGGGTCGGCAAATCCGCCTTCATCCAAGAAATCCATAAAAAATACAAAAAAGCCATGGTCATCAACCCGCTGGGCAGCACCTGCCAGTTGCTGGGGGAGATGTGCGGCGTAGTCGAAGTGGAATATTGGAAAAAGCCCAAGTACATCCAGCAGCTCAAAGACCACCCGCGCATCATCATCATTGACGAGGCCCAGCACCTGCGCCCCGATTTTTACCCCTACCTAAAAATGATCAGCGACTACGGCAACACCCTAGTGATGAGCGGGTTGGTGGAATTGGCCGACATCCTCAAAGAGCGTCACCCGGACATCCTCAGCCGCATGATGCGCATGACCCTGGAGCCGATAGGCGCGGCGGAGTTTGCGGCCGCCTTAAGCGAAAAATTTGAACCCGGCGCCATCAAGACCATTAACGGCAAAGCCACTTGCATGCGGGAAATGGTCGAGATCATTGACGACTGCCTGCTCTACATCAGCGATAAAGGCTATCCGAAAGTCACCGAAGACATAGCCTACCGGATTGCCCACACCGAGGAGTTAGATTGATGGACAACCAAAAACAGGAAACCAACATGCCAGAACCAGAACAAATAACCATCAAAGAAATACAAAAAATCTACGGGTTTTCAGCAGGTGAAGTAAATAGTTTTATCTGCCGCCAAGACGCCCCAAAATCGGTAATCATCAAAAAAGGCGACCATTCAATCCGGTACTGGCCTAGAGCGGAGCTGCTGGATTACATCAATAACAACCGCCCTTTTGACATGATAAATGCGCGTTTTTTACTCAAATGCTTAGCGGCTTTGGGCTTAGCGAGGCGGTGCTATGGATGATGTCGACCTAACCAGCACCCGACAAGCCATTATCGACACTGCCAATTTGGCGAATAGCCACAAGCCAGAACCGCAAGGCCAAGCCAACGGCAACTGCTGGCAATGCAAAAAACCCGTGCCGGATAAGCACCGTTGGTGCAACGCCATTTGCCGGGATAACTGGCAAGCAGACAACAACCTAGGGGGGTAATCCTTATGCAAGAAAAAGACCTAAAACAAGTCGCTGACCCAAGCGGAAGGCCTCTAGTGGCAACCCTTAAATACACCCTAGAAATTTACGACCTGCCGCACCCTTCCCCCGAAGGGCAAGAAATCGGCTTCCGCATCATCTGCAACAAACTCCCGATGGCCGTACTTAGCGAAAACCTACTGGTCACCGATGCCGATTATTTGGTATGGCAATTATCACAAACCCTAGCCCATATTGGGCAACCCCTATCCTTGGAAGATATATGAACCCGTCAGAACTGCTAGAAACCAGCCTCAGAAAAATCAAAGCCATCTATCACGAGGTGCTACAAGCGCAAGACGCCACCAAACAGGCTCGGCAAAGCCAAGCCCAAGTTTTGCCGTATTTGCTCGATGCCAAGCACCGCCAATGCCCATTGGATATTATCAGTCCCGTCGATTTAGCGCGGCACGAACTGCTCAAGCGGCACATCCCCACCGCCTTAGCCCTATCAAAAGCCCTGGAAGACTTCCGCGACGAAGTCAGTGCCGACATCGACGCCTTTATCGAGGTCAGCAACAGCGAGCATAAGGCCAAAATCGGCGTCATACCCGAAGACAGCAAACGCACAAAATGGAAAGGCAACATCCAGCTCGCCAACCATAACGCCACCCAAAAAATCGACCTGCGCATCCATGACCGCATCGCCTTCAACGAAAAGCTCAATCTGGCGATGGAGAAAATCAACCGGCTAATTAGTGAGCGTAGCGGCGGGCTCGATGACTTCATCAAGACCTTGGTCAACGATGCCTTCCGCATGGATAAAGTCGGCTATGTCGATGTGAAAAAAATCCTCGACCTGCGCAAGCACAAATTCCAGCACCCCTTGTGGCTGGAAGCCATGCAGGACATCAACGACAGTATCCGCATTGATGGCAGCCGCTCCTACCTGCAATTCTGGTATCGCGACACCCCAGAATCCGACTGGGTGTCCATATCTTTGGATATTGCCAACGTAGGCCGTCCCAAAGAAAAGCGGAGCGCGGGCGTCCCGCCCGCCAATAATGGGGAAGGCGGCTAAATGAATACAGCCATCGGCTGGCTGTTATAGAAAAACAACGTGGCGAGGAGTAACCCATGACCAAAGCCCAATTCATCCAAAACCTCATTATCCGCACCTGCCCTGGCAAAGATAAAATCCAGCCCGCCATCGCCCACGGCGAATGGCTCTGGGATGAATTGACCAAGGCAGGTTACGGCGACCCAAGACCCGACCAACCCAAACCACGCAAAAGCCAAGACTGGTACGAAGCGTTAACCGAGCGGCAAAAACGTTTTTTTAACGCCTTCTGGCAAGCCTTTGCCTTAAAGACAGGCCGCAACGAAGCTGCCGAACGCTGGCATCAACTGGGCGAACTGACTGATACCCAGTACCAGCAAATCATCGACGCGGCCGGGAAAGAAGCCAAGCGCGAACGGGTACCCGGTCAGGCGCGCAAATACGCCCAAGGCTGGCTGTTCGAGAAACGCTGGCAAGATTACCAAGCCCCGCCCAAAACCACTAAAAACGTCGTGGACATGGCAATAAAAAAACTTGAGGCCGACTTGCTGCACATCAAAAAACTCTACGCAGCCAGCCAAGACGAAGCCCTATTGCTGCAAATCACCAAACTGGAAACCGCCATCCGCAACGCCCGCGACCAAAAGGCAGACCATGCAACAGCCACAGCCGCATCCGTTTGAAACCCTGCTGGCCTACCTGCCTGGCAGCGTTCAGGAGCTGCTCACCGTCATCAGTCTGAATGCGGCGGTCAGGCTCATTAAAGCGCGGGGCGGCACACGGATACAAATACCGCCAGCAGCCGATGCAGGGCACTGGCTGGCGGAACTGATCGGCATAGAGGAGCTGGAAAAGCTCTGCCAGCGTTACGGCAAAGAGGCTTTGATATTGCCCCGCTGCACCAACGCCATGATGATGCTGCGCGACGCCAATATCCTCAAAGACCGCCGCGACGGGCTGTCATACAGTGATCTGGCTTTGAAATACCAAATAACCGAAGACGGCATCAGCAAAGCCTTGCGCCGTATCGAACAACAAGAGCTGCAACCGTGGGCACAAACCGCTAAGACATGGCAGCAAGATGATTTATTTAAAACTTTAGAGGCTAATAATGGGTGACATAACCATCAATGAAATACAGGCGCTGGCGATTGTTATCGGCGCAGTTGGGCTGGGCTATTGGCTTGGGGTAATCGTGATGACCATCGTTTATGAGCCGCCCAAGCCATTTAAAAAGCCAAAAAGGTAATCCTTCATATCGGCTCCGGCGCACCCTCTGGGGCATAAATGGGAATGCGGGAATGGACGCTCCAGCGTCCCGTATCGCCACGCCGGAGCGTGACGGATCGACCATTTTGTTGACATCAACAAAATGGTCTCCGTATCGCCACGCCGGAGCGTGATGGGCTGCATTCCCATTTATGCCCCAGAGGGTGCGCTGGAGCGTCACTGCCATTAAGTTAAGAATTTATATTATCTTTCAATAGGATATATTGGATGTAGCAGGATTTTTCCGTTCGTCCTGAGCTTGTCGAAGGATGAACGGAAAAATTCGTGAGCAAAGGCTTAAGCCATCCGCCCGACGGCCTACAGCAAAGCCGCTTACCTGTGAAAAAAACTGACTTTGCCAGCCGGAACGGCGGGCAGCCCCTTTGACCGACTTGTTGGGCATGGTGGCCGCCAATAATGCTTGCCTAGTAAGTAACGGTATATCAAAATACACCCAATTTAAACACCGAATAACATTAAATAACGCATTAAAAATGAATAAATTTAGGTTTATCGATTTATTTGCCGGAATAGGCGGATTTCATCAGGCGGCGGTGGCCAATGGTGGTTTCTGCGTTTTTGCCAGCGAAATAGACGTGGATGCTAAAAAAGCGTATGACGCAAATTATGGGCTGCAACCTTACGGAGACATTACTAAAATCGATGTAACAGACATCCCTGACCATGATTTACTTTGCGCCGGATTCCCTTGCCAGCCATTTAGCATTATTGGTAACCGACAAGGGTTTGATGATATGCGCGGGACGTTGTTTTTTGAAATAGCGAAAATACTTGCCATTAAGAAACCACCGATGATAGTGCTGGAAAATGTCAAGCAACTGGCAACCCATGACAACAGACAGACAATCAACAAAATCATCAGCACACTGAACGGACTTGGTTATAAAACCGATTGGAAAATTTTAAACGCACTGAATTATGGTTTGCCGCAAAAGCGGGAACGAACCTTGATCGTTGGTTTTTTAAACCATGATGTTGTCTTTAAATGGCCTGAAAAAATAAAAAAATACCAGCCGCTTTCGGAACTGCTTGAACTCGCCGTTGATGAAAAACATTTTGCCAGCCAACGCATTGTGGAAAAACGGAAAGCCCAACATACCAGCAACTATTACCCGTCGATATGGCATGAAAACAAAAGCGGTAATATTTCAAGCTACCCTTTTTCTTGTGCCTTACGCGCAGGAGCCTCGTATAACTATTTACTGGTTAATGGCGAACGGCGGTTGACCCCTAGGGAAATGCTTAGGTTGCAGGGGTTTCCTGACAACTTTAAAATTGTTTGCACCGATTCGCAAACACGAAAACAGGCAGGGAACGCCGTACCTGTGCCTATGATTGCAGCCGTTATAAAAGAGGTTTTTAATGCGTCCACCGAGGCTGCGCGATACCAAGCACAGAAAAAATACCGAGCTTTACCCGTTAGGGGGCTTTCCGAAGCCTGTAATTTACGAAGTCAGCCGTTGGCTTATTTATAACTTTGCCACTGGCAAAGCCAATATTAGCGGCGAAGATTGGGGCGACATATTTGCCAAAGCCATTGATGGGGAACATCTGTCCAGCCCCGTTGGGTTGGCTGATGTGGTGATTGAAGGGCAAGCTTGGTCTGTTAAGGGCGTACAAGACAAAAAACCACACGAATGCGCTTCACTTCGCGTCATTTCAGGGCGTAATTCCCCTGATTTTTCTTATGGCATTGAAAACCCTCACCACAATGTTCAGGAAACCGGAAATGCCGTGCTAGGTATTTGGAACGAGCGGGTGAACATCGCCCTTGATCGGTTTGACTATTTGCGGACGGCAATTCTGATACGAAATGTCAATACGCTTGAATTCACTTTGTTTGAAGAGGAAACACACCGATTCAATGTCAATGAATACCGATGGGAAGTGAATAAGCGTGGTAATTTTGAAGGGTTTGACAAGACCAACAACCAACATAAATTCACATGGCAGCCTCACGGCGCACAGTTCACCATAAAATACAAAGTTCCTGCCTCAGCCATTCGTTTTCAAATACGAAGGCCGCCTGTTTTAGATTTTGAAGAGACTATGGCCCAAATCGGTTTTGAGAACAATTGGGTTACTATAAAGAGCTAAGAATGTTACTGCCCAACAGGTCGGCAAACGCTCCTACAGTTGGCAAGCCCATAACGCGGACGGCACAAAACGCGACGAATCCCGCGTGGACGTGGTTGAGCTAAGCCAAGGCGGTGCGTTATGAGCGGCGAAATCACCCTGACCGACGATGAAGAAGCGGGTATGTATAAAGCCAAAAAGCTCCTGCAATTGCTGGCGGACTTAAGCAACCCCATCCAGCGCAACGACCCCCGCTTTGACATTGACCGCGAAGCCCTGTCGGTATTTGCCGAAGTGGTAGGGGAGCTACTGCCCAACCGATAATATAATCCTTATCGTTCCCACGTTCCGCGTTTCAAACCCGAAACCGCCAACCTCATGCCGAGCCATACCCGTATGGCTCGGCTTTTTATTGCCCGCCGATTACCCTATAGGCTATCAAGCCCTGTAGTCCAGTTCATCACCGGAGCATCGCCATGCCTGACCCTGCCGACGAAACCCCACAAGCTGACACCGTAATTTCCGCAGAAATCGGAACACTGGAAAAAAACTGGTGGGAATCCGCCACCATCCGCGCCGCCTTGGTGGCGATGCTGCCACCAGTGGCTAGGATGCTGGGCTTTGACGATGCCGTTATCGCGCCTTATGTTGGCGATATTGTCACGGTTGTCTTTGCCGCGGCGGCAATCCATGGGCGCATGACCGCACAAACCCTTATCAAACGGAGCAAGCCATGATCAACAGCAGAAAACTCGAAGACCTCACCCCGCACACCGAAAAGCTCTGCCGGGAATTTATTGCCGCCTGCAAAGCCAAAAACATCGACGTGCTGATTACCTCCACTTATCGCGACAATGCCTCGCAAGCCCTGCTCTACGCCCAAGGCCGCACTATCCCCGGCCTCAAGGTCACCAATGCCCGCCCCGGTCGGTCTTTCCACAACTACCGCTGCGCCTTTGACTTTGTGCCAATCATCAATGGCAAAGCGCAATGGACCGATTTAGCGTTATTTAGGCAGTGCGGGGCCATCGCCAAACAAGTGGGTCTGGAGTGGGCGGGGGATTGGGTTAATTTTAAAGAATTCGCGCATTGCCAATACACTGGCGGCTTAACACTGACGGACTTGCAGCAAGGTAAAACAGTCGCCTAAAAAATAAGCATGAAATAATCTAGGCAACGGCTGGCTAGACCTTTCAGGTTTTAAAAACCTGAAAGGTCTTAACTGACGAACTTATTCCATGCGCATTCCTAAGCGTAAAGTATTTACCAGAAACTGATTTTTTACGCCGATTTAATGCCTTTATTTGCAAATACTTTACGCCTATGGATAACGAGATTATCAAAAACTTGCTCATGTTGCTGCAATGGCTAACCACCTGCGCCTTGGCGGTATACGCGCATAACATTGGCAAGCAACGGGCAACCACCGAATCCATTAATCAAATCCGCGATAAATTAGCGGAAAAATGCCTGCGCATTGCTAAGCTAGAGGCGCAGTTGCCCTCGCGCAACGAGCTGATCCGCCTGCACGAACGTATGGATCGGGAAGCCAAAGAAATGCACGTAGAGCTATCTAAGGTCAATGACCGCCTGGACGATATGCGCCAAAGCCAAAACGAGCGTCTCGACCTTATTGCCCGCGACTCCAAAGAATCCAGCTTACTACTGGGGCAGGTACTAGGTCAGCTGAAACAAATCAACGAGGACAAACGATGAGCGATAACACCGCAACCACCCAAAACGACCTTGCCGCCGAACTGCGCCGCCTTTACCTATTAAAGACTTTAAAGGTGTCAGCCGGCTACCGTGCCAGCATCGACCTGCTCAAACTGGCCCTGCAAAATATCGGCCATTCTGCCTCAACAGCGGTTATTAGGGCAGATGTGGCAAAGCTGGAGCAATTGGGCTTGGTGTCCAGTAGCCCTATCGGGGAAATGGTCATTGTCTTGTTGCGCGATGAAGGCGTTGACGCTGCAGATGGCGTGTCATTCTATCCTGGTGTGGTTGCCCGCCCTGCGCCGGAGCGGTAAAGATGCCAGGGGATTTTCTGGTCACCGACACTAGCATCGTATTCGATAGCTTGCAAGCAGTAGTCGCCACCCCAAACTGGGATGGTTATCTAGCGCAGCTCGGCAGGTTTTTTGCCAGCCAGATAGGTAACGCACCGTCCGAGCGGTTCATTGCATCGCTCGCCCATGGTGATGCGTCTGCTTTGCCAGCCGTGCCCGCTATGGTTTTGATGGGGCGCAAATCCAAAGTCGGGCAATTGCCCCCCGACATCCTCAAGAAATTACAGGCGTTGCTGCTAGACCCGCGTTGCACCCAACTGGAGGCCACCCAGCGCATTAATGACATCTTGGATGAAGAAGGTCTTCCGGCGGTCAGCAAGTCCGCAGTCAACCGCTACGCCATGACCTTCGAGGAAATGACCGCCGAAATTGTCGAGACCGACCGCATGGCCACCCTGATGATTGCCGAGTTGGGCATTAGCAACCAATCTGATATAGGCCAAGCCACCGCTGAATTGCTGAGGCTGATGATTATGAAGTTCATGCCACTGATCCGTGGGGCAATGAATAAAGCCGATCTGGACACCAAAGAAATGAAAACCGTGGTCAGCATGATTAAAGACCTAACCACCAGCCAGCAGCAATTGGAGCAATCCGCCACCATCAACCAGAAACGTGCCGCTGAAATCAAGCGCGAAGCTGCCAAAGAAGCCACCGAGCAAGCCGCCAAAACCGTCGAGCAAGCCGCCACCGCGCGGGGCTTGGATGCCGATTTTGCCAAGTTTTTACGCGAAAAAGTCCTACAGGGAGGGGTGTAATGATTATAGATAGCGAGATGGCTGAATTTATCGACCAGTTGCAACAATGGCATCATAATAAAATCAGCCAGTTACAGAGTATTTTACTCTATAGCGACAAAAACATACTGCTTGGCGATGCCACCATCCCTGCCGATACCGAAATGGCCAAAGGCATTCGGATAGGGGTGGGTATTGCCTTGGGGTTGCTAAGCAAATTGCCGTTTTCTTTAGTTAAAGAGCTAGAGGGTGATGACGCGTGAAACCGTCCTTACCGGCACTAGGCGACACCCAGCGCATTATCGAATGGGATGAACTACCCGAAAGTGTCCGCGCCATCCCTGACGGCTTCAACCCGTTAGCCGATGGCGTGTTTATGAAACACCAGACCGAATGGGTCAATCTGATGCACAGCGTTGATCTGGCAGTGGCGGAAAAATGCCGCCGTTCCGGCATCACCCTAGCCACCGCCCTAGATGACACCATCACCGCCGCGTCCATCAAATCAGCGGGCGGCATGAACGTGTTTTACATCGGCGACACCAAAGAAAAAGGCTTGGAGTTTATCGGCTATTGCGCCAAATTCGCCCGGACCATTGTCGAGAGCATGGGTGGTAGCGCGGTCAGCCAGATCGAGCAATTCCTGTTTGAAGACCAAGACACCAAAGGCGGCGACTCCAAGCATATCAATGCCTTCCGTATTCGTTTTGCTAGCGGCTTTCGCATTGTCGCCCTGTCTTCCCGCCCTGAGAACATCCACGGCTTACAAGGCATTGTCGATATCGACGAAGCCGCACTGCACAAGGATGTCCGTCACGTCATCGAATCTGCCACAGCCCTTTTAATTTGGGGCGGTAAAATCCGCGTCATATCGACTCACAGAGGCACAAAAAACCCCTTTAACCAATTGGTTGCCGATGTCAGAAACGGGCTTTACGGCAAGGCCGCTGATGTCTTTAAGATTACCTTTGATGAATGTGTCGCCAATGGCCTCTATGAGCGTGTTTGTTTCATGCAAGGCAAGCCCTGTACCGAAGAAGGCAAAAAAGACTGGTACACCCGTATTCGCAAAGGTTATGGCCCGCGTAAATCCGCCATGCGTGAAGAGCTGGACGCGATCCCGCGCGATGGCGACGGTTCTGCCATTCCTGGCTTATGGATTGAACGGGCGATGAAAGAAGAGCGACCTGTACTGCGCTGGTCGTTGGATGACAATTTTAAATACTGGTCACCCGAAGCGCGGGCACGGGAAGCTGAGGCGTGGATTCACAAGCACGTAAAACCCTTATTGGACGCGCTAGATAAACAGAACCGCTGGTGGTTCGGCATGGACTTTGCCAGAAAAGGCCATTTGTCGGTCATCACCCCCGTCACCAAAAAAACCAACCTGTGCCGTTATGTGCCCTTTGTCATGGAGTTGCATAACTGCCCGATTGCCCAGCAAAAACAAGTCCTGTGGGCATTTATCGCCGCCTTGCCCAATCTCAGTGGCGGCGCAATGGACGCCACCGGCCCCGGGCAAAGCCTAGCCGAAGAGACCTGGGAAAAATGGAACAGCGTCCAAGAAATCACCTTCAGTCAAAACTGGTACCGCGATAATATGGGGGCGTTTGTTGATGCCTTTGAAAGCGATCTGATGGACATCCCACGCGACCGCGAACACGACAGCGACCTGCGCGATCTGGAGCGGGTGGACGGCATTATCAAGCTGCCCAAAGAAGCCACCGAAAACGACGAAGGCATCGCCCGTCACGGCGACTATGCCATTTCCTTGGCCTTGGCCGATTTTGCTTGCCGCAACGCCAGCCACTTTGCTACCGAAGGCTATATCGCCATTCCCCGTCATGCGCGTGGGAGCGCGTACCCTCCGGGGCATAAAGGCGTCTCGCCCGCACATGACAACGACAACCCTTATGCGTCACGACGCATGTGAGCCTAAAAACCATGCCTATCCTAGACCATCGCGACAACCCCATCCAAGCCCAACGGCTTGCCGAGCCCCAAACCGCGCGCATCACCACCCTGCAGCATCAGTGGCGCGACAGCAACACCGCCGCAGGCCTGTCCCCCGTACGTTTGGCGCAACTGTTCGCCTCAGCCGCAGCAGGCAATCTAGCGGATCAGGCGGAGCTGTTTGAAGACATGCTCGAGCGTGACGCGCACCTCTATGCCGAAATGGACAAGCGCAAATCCGCCCCCGGCACGCTGGACTGGTCGATTGTGCCACCCAGAAATGCCACAGCGGAAGAAAAAAAGCTGGCCGCCTACGCCGAAGAGGTGTTGGGCGATTTGCCCGATTTTGAAGACCTGGTCAAAGCCCTGATGGACGGCGTCGGTCACGGCTTTTCGGCCTTGGAACTGACTTGGCACAAAGACGGCAACGAATGGCTGCCCAGTTTTGAGCATCGCCCCCAGTCTTGGTTTCAGCTATCCATGAACCGCCGCGAGTTGCGCTTGCGCGACGGCTCGGCAGACGGAGCACAGCTCTGGCCAGCAGGCTGGATACTGCACCAGCACGGCCTAGCCAAAACCGGCTATCTCGGCAAGGTGCCTTTATATCGCGTACTGGCCTGGCCGTTTTTATACAAAATTTACGCCCTCGGTGACTTTGCCGAATTCCTTGAGACTTACGGCTTGCCCATCATTAAGGGCAAATACCCGTCCGGTGCCACCACCGACCAACAACGCTCCTTGCTCAGGGCGGTGCAATCTTTAGGCCACGATGCCCGTGCCATCATGCCCGCCGATATGGAAATCGAAATACTCCAATCCGCTGCCGGAGCTAGCACGGGCTTTATGGAGATAGTGGCGTGGGGCGACAAAGTCCAGTCCAAAGCCATTCTAGGCGGCACCCTCACCAGCCAAGCCGACGGCAAAACCAGCACCAACGCCCTCGGTGATGTCCATGAAGGGGTACGCACCGACATCCGCAATGCCGATTGCCGTCAGCTTGCCGGCACCCTGACCCGCGACTTAGTGTATGTCCTGCTGTTATTGAACAAAGGCGGCATCACCAGCTTGCGCCGCTGCCCCCGTCTGGTGTTTGATACCAGCGAAGCGGAAGACTTGGCCTCGTATGCCAAAAGCTTGCCTGGATTGGTGGGGGTGGGCATGAAAATTCCCGTCCGTTACGCCCACAACAAGCTAAAAATCCCCGAACCGGAAGGTGATGAGGCTATCTTGTCAGCTACGCCAGTGTCCGCACCGATTACCCCGCCAGTAGCCCCGGTGGCGGCGGCGACTATCAGCCCCACAGTTAATCGTATTATCGCCCCTGTTTTTACCAAACAACAGCAGGCGGTCGAGAATTTAAGTGATCAGCTCCTCGCGCAACTGGGTAGCCCAGTCAATGCCGACCTGATCTATTCCGCGATTCAAGCCGCCTCAGACCCTGAGGACTTGGAGCAACGCCTAGCCGCGCTGATGTCCGGCAGTAGCCAAGAAGAATTTGCCCAAGCGTTAAGCTACGGGCTGTTTGCCGCTGATATTCTGGGCTATGTCCACGGCATTGAAGGCTAATTATGCCGCCACCATTAAGCTTTCCGCCTGACGGTCAACCCATCCACTTCCTCGAAGCCATTCGTGCCGCAGAAGCGAGAAATGTGGTCTTGCCGGATGTCTATTACGGCCAGTTGCAAGGTGTCGCGCGGCAAAAGGCTTTTTCTATTGCCGGTATTGCTTCTTATGACCAGTTAAAGGCTGTGCTGGATGATTTGAACAAAGCCCAGGCTAACGGACAGACGTTTAAGCAATGGAAACGCAACCAATCGGTAAAGGACTTGAAACTGCCCATGTATCGGCTGGACAATCTTTTCCGCACCAATATCCAAGGTCAGTACATGGCAGGGCGATGGGAGCAGATTATCCGCACCCAAGATGCCCGCCCTTATTTGATGTACGATGCCATTAACGACAGCCGCACCCGACCTGCCCACAAAGCCTTGGATGGCTTTATCCGTCCGGTTAATGACCCGATCTGGCGGCGCATCAGCCCGTTAAATGGCTATCGGTGTCGGTGCGGACTCATTAGCCTGACCGAAGCCCAGGCCAAAGCGAGATCAGTGGATGGCAAAGGGCTTAACAAAGCCTACGACACAGAGACCATGCAGCCGGATAAGGGTTGGGAGTATTCGCCGCAAGATCGGCTGGATGGCATCAATAAGGCCGTAGCGGATAGGCAAGGCGGCGGCGTGTTATCATCAGCACTTAACCAACGGCTGGCGCAAGATATGAAAATAGTCGATTTGGATGGGTTTGCTGCTGTCCAGGCCAAAATGGCCGACATTGCCAAGCAGCGCCCGGAATGGTTTCCGCTAGGCTTCAATGGCATCCACGCTGTCGGCAATGCGGAATTATTCGCGGGCTTTGACCGTCAGATGGGTTTGTTTTACTTGTCAGTGGCCGATGAATTGGTGTCGGGCTTTAGTCCAGCTAAAGAACTGCAGGGTGCATTGAATAAAATCGCCATCAGCGAACCGTTGACTTTCAATAACGAATACGCCGTAGAGTGTCTGTGGCACGAAATGGTGCATGGCATCACGGGCATTGCGCCTGATCGCTACCCTATCAATGGCGAGCCGATTGCCGAAGGTGTCGTGCAATGGCTTGCCCGTCATAGTTATCCAGCCTTAATGGAGGCGTTGGGCGGCAAGGCGGCGCATTATAATGCCGTGATTAAAGGCGGTTTAGCCTATCCTCAGGTTACAAGCAACCTGATAGCTTTGTTAGATAAGGCGGCCCTCGATCACGGGCAGTTATCCAATGAAATACTGAAGGAGGCGGGGGATTGGAAGGTTTTTTTGAGTGCGGTGCTGGCAGAAAAAATGGCCATCAAGCCAAAAGACATTAATGCCTTGCTGAATTATGCCGAACGCCTGAGCGGGCATGATTTTGCCGCCAAATTGACAGTGAAGCTTACGAATGCACGGCGCAGCAAGGACGCGCCTTAAATTGGAACTTAAAGCCTTGGTCTTGGATTTGCTCCATAAAATACAGAGCCCTGTCGGTATTGCCTCTGATGCCGTACAGACGATAAAGGTCGGCATAGGCACTGTCCTGGCTTAACCCGTAGAGATACTCATCAAGGGGTTCAGGGTTGCCATCGGTTAATTGCCATAATTCATCATCGGTAATGCCGTGGTCAAAAATGGTTTCAAGCGGTTCGGGTTTTAGGATTGCGCTCATATCATGCCCCTCGTGGATTTTTTATCATCATACCAGTTTAGCTTAAAAACACCATGACCGCCGTCACCATTGACCTAAACGACCAAGCCATTATCAACGCCTTAGCCCGATTGGCTAACGCCACCAACCACCTAGAACCCGCACTGGATGAAATTGGCGCGACAGTTGCCGCCAGCGTCATGCTCAATTTTACCGGGCAACATGATCCTGACGGCAACCCCTGGGAGCCGTTAAGCGAGGCTACGCTACTTAACA